TGGCTTGAATGTGCACGGGGCCATTATTGACGAGGTGCACGCCCATAAAGACCGCCGGGTGTGGGATGTTTTGGAAACCGCCACGGGTTCCAGGCGTCAACCGTTGATGTTTGCGATCACAACGGCTGGATATGACCGCCAGAGTTTATGTTTTGGGCAGCACGAGTACACCGAGAAGATACTCTCTGGCATTATCAAAGATGATAGCTTCTTTGGCATTATTTTTACCCTGGATGAGGGTGACGATTGGCAGGACGAGAACGTATGGGTCAAATCTAATCCCAATTTAGGGGTTAGCAAAAAAATCGATGATATGCAACGGCTTGCCAAACAAGCAAAAGAAATCCCATCCAAACTTTTCGCCTTTTTGCGCTTGCACCTGAACATTTGGACTCAGAGCGAGACTAAGTGGGTGCCTCTCGAGCACTGGCAGGCCTGCGGGAGGGCGGTTGATGCTACGGGTCTGCGAGGCAGGACCTGTTACGGGGGATTAGACCTGTCGAGCACGTCAGATATCACCGCCCTCCTACTTGTTTTTCCACCCCAGGCCGATGGCGACGATTTCCAGGTGCTTTGCCACTTCTGGATCCCGGAGGAGGCTATGATCGAGCGCTCGCGGCGCGATCGCGTGCCTTATGACGCCTGGGTGCGTCAGGGTTATATCATGGCTACACCAGGCAATGTCATTGATTATGATTTCGTGCTCTCGCAAATCGACGATGACATGCAGGCTTATGACCTTCAGGAGGTTGCTTTTGATCGCTGGGGAGCCACGAAGATCGCGCAAGACCTGATCGAGCTAGGTGGAGAGGAATTCATGGTGCAGTTTGGCCAGGGATTTGCCTCGATGAGTCCGCCGATGAAAGAGCTGGAAAAGCTGATCTTATCTCACCAGATCGCCCATGGCAATAATCCGGTTTTGAACTGGATGGCAGATAACCTGGTTTCCCGCCAGGATCCGGCCGGCAACATCAAGCCGGATAAGGAAAAATCAATCGAGAAAATTGATGGCATGGTGGCCCTGATCATGGGCCTGGATCGCGCCATCCGCCATCAGGATAACGGCTCGATCTATGAGACGCGCGGAGTACTAACCTTATGAATATGAAGACCTGGCTAATCGAACGCCTTGGTGGTTTGACTATTGAACAGGCTGAGCAGCGCGGCGGCTTTGAGGTGTATCTGGAGGCCTACAGATCGAATGTAGCGAACGCCGGCACGATCGTCACGCCTGAGACAGCAATGCAGCTCTCGGCGGTTTTCGCCTGCGCCCGGGTTCTGGCCGAGACGATGGCCAGCGTCCCACTTCATTGGTATCAGCGTCAGACGGACGGCGGGCGCAGGCAAGCAGATGATTTTTATCTGGCCCAGGTCTTACAGAATCCCAATGATTTTATGACCGGCTTTGAGTTCATCGAGCTGCTTGTGAAGCACCTGGCGCTCAGAGGAAACGCTTATTGTCAAATCGAATATGACGAACGCGGCAGAATTACCGAATTTTGGCCCCTGCTGCCACAAAATTTTATTAGTTGGAAGGTTGTGGGCAGCCGCCGAATTTACCAATACATGGATCCGGACGGGAAAATCAGACCTATTTCGAGCGAGATCCTGTGGCATTTGCGCGGTTTAGGTGATGGTCTGGACGGCTATAGTCCAATCGGATTGATGCGCAGGGCGGTCTCATTGGGGATGAGCGCCGAAGAGTTCGGCAATCGCTTTTTTGAAAATGACGCCCGTCCGGGCGTGGTATTAGAACATCCGGGAAGATTGAAGGGTGAAGCATACGACAATCTTGAAAAAAGCTGGAACGAGAAGCACGAAGGCGTCTCGAAATCACACCGTTTGCAAATTCTAGAAGAGGGTATGAAGCTACACGAGGTGGGCATACCGCCCGAGGATGCACAATTTTTGGAGACCCGTAAATTCCAGGTAGAGGAGATCGCCCGCATTTTCCGCGTCCCGCCTCACATGGTTGGCGATCTGGAGCACGCCACATTCAGCAATATCGAGCACCAAGGGATTGAGTTTGTGAAGTTCACGGTACTGCCATGGGCGCGGCGCATCGAACAGTCGATCAAGAAATATCTGCTCTTGGATCGCGAGCGCGCTCGTTTTTATCCTGAATTTATGCTGGCTGGATTGGAGCGCGGTGATATCGCCAGCCGTTACCAGGCGTATGCGGTGGCCCGACAGAACGGCTGGTATAGTGCCAACGATATCCGGGAGAAAGAGAACGAAAACCCCATCAATGGCGGCGACGTTTACCTGGTGCCGCTCAATATGGTCCCGGCCGATCAGGTAGGTAATATGGGGAGCACAGAGCCAGAACCAGCAGGCAGCCCCGACACAGCACGCAACCTGTCGGTGGATCGTGAGGTACGGACCGTGCGCTCCGCACGCAGCCGGCATCGCCTGGCGGCTGCCCAGCGGCGCGTAATCCGGGATGTAGCCGAGCGCAGTATGCGCCGGGAAACTCAGGATGTTGGAAACGCGGTCAAGAAATATCTCGGAAAGCGTGATACCAGCCAATTTATGATGTGGATCGAGGAGTTCTACCAACAACACGCCGATTTTATGACGCGCCAATTCCTACCGGTATTTATGACCTATGCTGAGACGGTCGCAGCTGAAGCTATGGATGAAGTAGCGGCAGAAATGGATATCAAAGACCGCCTGGAGCGTTTTGTACACTCCTATACCGGCTCTTTTGCGGCCCAGCAAACCGGGATTAGCCTTGACCGCCTGAAACAGGTCCTGCAGGAAGCCCTGCGAGACGGCGTGGACGCAGGCGAAGCGGTGCAAAAAGAGCTGGACCACTGGCAAGAGGCGCGACCGCCTTCGATTGCCACCGAGCAATCCACCCGGGCCGGTAACGCGGTGGCTAAAATGGTCTTTTCCGCGGTTGGGGTCACCATCCTGCGCTGGATGACGATAGGCGATACATGCCCATATTGCAGGCAGCTCGACGGGCGGACGGTTAGCATTTTGAAGAATTTCTTAGGCCCGGGTGAGAAGATCGAGGCGGAGGGACAAGCGCCGCTGACGACCACAACCACTATCGGCCATCCACCGGCGCACGATGGCTGCGACTGCATGATTGTTGCGGGATAAGACAAGGAGAAATGCTATGACAGGAGATTATGAACTTCGCACATTTAGCGTAGAGATCCGGGCGGAAGGCGATCCGGCAGAAGAGCCGGTTATCCAGGGGACAGCGGCGGTCTATAACTCGCCATCGGAGCTGCTATTCGGGCAATTTATTGAGGTGATCGAGCCCGGCTTCTTCGATGACGTGTTGAAGAACGATGTGCGCGCGTTGTGGAACCACAATTCTGACCTAGTGCTTGGGCGCACTAAGAACGGGACATTAAACCTGGAAAACACCGAGCGTGGGCTGAATTTCACGATCAAGCCGCCGGATACGCAGATTGGGCGGGATGCGGTGACATCGATCAAGCGCCGTGATGTTGATCAGATGAGTTTCGCCTTTGACGTGAAGGCAGGCGGGGATGAGTGGATTCGCAATAAGGACGGATCGATCAAGCGGGTATTGAAGCAGGGCGGGTGTGCGAATCTATATGACGTGTCGCCGGTCACCTACCCGGCTTATGCCAAGACGAGCGCCTATGTGCGCTCACAACTGGAAAGCTTCACCACTGAGAGCCAGGCGGCCCCGGATGGTGCGAACGATATAGCGGATGCGCAGGCGCGCAACGCGAACCGCAAGCGGAAGCTTCAACTTCTCAAGATCAAGTGATTTTTACGGAGGTAATGACATGAACGCAAGAGAATTACGAGACCGCCGGGCCACCGTTTTGGATCAGGCCCGCGCCCTGGTGGAAGCGGCAGAGAAAGAGAACCGCGACCTGAGCCAGGAAGAGCAGGTCAGTTATGACGACCTGGTGAGTGAGGCGGAAGGCCTCAATATCCGAGCCGTCCGGCTGGAGAGCCTGCCGGAAGTTACCGGGCAACGCAAAGCGCCCGCCTTCAACAAGGGACCGCTGGGCGACAACGAAACCCGCGCCTTTGAAGCCTACTTCAAGAGCGGCGACATCGGCGGGCTGCGGCACATGCGCGGCGAGAACGAAGGCGGCGACCGTGGACCGGTCATCGAAATCCCGCTGCCGATGAGCGATTATCGCGCTCGCGCTCACCGGGGCGAGCTGCGCGCCGTGGATAGCACGATGAACATCACCACGGCAGCCGATGGCGGCGTAACTGTCCCGACCGGGCTGGCTCCACGCATCGCCGAGCGGATCATCGAGATCCGCTTGACCGAGCGCCTGGGCTGCCAGCTCATCCCCGGTGTTGGGACCACGGTCAACCACACTTACGAGAACGCCGATCCGGTGGTGTTCGCTGCAACGTCAGAGCAGGCAGATAACCTGTCCACCAATGACTACCAGCGCGATGCGATGGTCCTGGCCAACAAGGCTTTCACGCTGGCCAAGAAAACCAAGAAGATCAACCTCACGGAAGAACTCTTGGAC